GATAAACCACTTCTAAAATATAGAATAATTAAAAAGTTTAAAGATATTTAAACTTTTCATCCTTTAAATCATATAATAATTTTTAAAAATAAATTCCTTATGAAGAGAATAATAGCTACGCTTTTACTTATTTTTATAAGTTCATCTTTAACTTATAATTTTATTTACGCAATAAATAAAAAAGCAAATACAAAAATTGATTTAAGATTAAGAAATAATTTTAAAGATATAAAAGTTCTAAAACTATCAAAACCAATTGATTTTAATAATACCGAAAAAGGTTTTAAAAAAGAATTAGATAAAAACATAAAGTTTATCAAAACAGAAGTTAAACACAATATTGATAAAATTGAGAAAACCGATCATATAGCAACCTGGTATAAAACCGATGGACACCGAAAAGTTCACAGAGAATACTCAACTGCTGCTTATAATCACTTACCAAAAAAGAGTAGAATTTTAGTTACTAATATAAGTAATAATAAATCAGATACAGTTGAAATAACTGATAGAATGGGTGGTACCAAAGGCATGAGAATTGATTTAAGCAAAAACGCATTCAATAAAATAGGAAATCACAAAACTGGTAGAATTATTGTTAAGATAAAAGTTTTGGAGATATTTAAACCCAAAAAAGATACTTTATAAAATTATATATTTTATATATAGTTTATGGAGATCATTAAATTTAGTAAATTCTTTGAAGCAAATTTAAAATTTAAAGACTTAGAAAAGTCAAAAGATGATAAACTAAGGGGTGATATTTTAATTGATAAAATAAGAAATAATAAACCTCTCGAATTACCAAATGGTACTAAGATTATCGTAACACAAATATTAGATAAAAGATCAAATCAATATATTGATATAGATAGTGATTTAGATCCCCTATCTCAAATAACCGATGAACACGGAAATTTCTCTCCAGAAAAATCAAAACCATTTTTTGCTAGAAATAAAGTTTTCAAAACCTCTGATGGTAATACATATAAACTAACAGACCTATTCAAATCTATTGATTTTGGATCTTCTGGGGCTGGTATGAACACAAATGAGAATGAAATAATTCAAATGTTTTTAATATCAAGAAGAATAGAATTAGGTAGAAACTTTACGCAAAATGATGTTAATGAATATTTAGATCAATTTATAGGTGAAGTATATCCAAATAATTGCCACATAACAAATGATTTTAAAATCAGAAATATGGATTATTTTTTATATGATAAATTTTGGATGGCTACTTTTAAAAACTCTATTAATAATATAGCTAATGCGAGTTCTGGTGGTAGAATTTTATTTGATGATAGAATTAATTATCAATTCTATCATAATTCAGATAAAAATCCAAACTCAATAAATAAAGTAATTTTAAATAAATTTAAAATACTATCCAAAGCTGATGAGTTTAGTGAATTTCCAAAATATTACAAACAGTTTATAACTACGGACTTTTCTAAATATTGCCCAGCTGATGTTTGGGCTATAACTTCTAATCAAGATGATTATGATGAAATATGTAACTCAATAAAAAAAGCAGTTGATATCTTAGATTTAAATAGAATATTAAATGCTGAATTTGAAAAAAGAACACTTATACCTATTTCACTAAAGAAAATTGGTGTTAAACTATTAAGTGGACGTGTGATTACAAACAATGAAGCTGGTGCTGAGTTACCAGATTTTGATGTTACTGAATTTCATTTAGAACCAGAAGTTGATAAGGGAATTGGATCTAAAATTGACACTTTATCTACTTGGATACCAAAAGGACAAATTAAACCAATTATTAGACAAAGAAATATAAAAATTGATACAACAGATTCTAGTAAATTTCAAAATGTTGATGCTGAAATTGATGGTGTTTATGCTAGACATGGAAAGATAAATTTCACAATGATGAAAAAATTTATTGAAGAATCACCTTTTTATAAGTATGTTTATTCTGTTATTAAAGAAAATCCATTACAGACGGTTGATGAATTAAAAGAAAAAACGGTTGATGAATTAAAAAATATTATAGATGATATAAATTATCAAATATCTAAATATAAACCAGTAGGTATAAAAATAACATATGACTTAAAGGGTAGAAATAATAATAGTTTAGAAAAAAAACTAATATCAAAAATTCAATCTCTTCAAATAATAAGAGCACTTAGTATTATTGATAATAAAGATGAATCACCAAGAACTCTATCAAACGGAGAAAGAAATACTAAAAATGAAGTTGATAAAATACTAACTAAGATATTATTATACGCTCTTTCCATTCACACAGGTGGATTTTCTACACCAAGATATGCTAGAGTTATCTAAACTTTCCTTATATTTGTAGTATCATTAATTAATAATTTATTTTATATGTTTACAGTCGATATTAAGAGAGACGAATTAGTTAAATTTGAAGAGATTCAACAATGGATTGAAAATGTCAAATCTGTTAGTTTCTCAAAAAAAGAAGTTGATGAATCAAAGATTGAGTTTTATTGCTCATTTGGGTTCTTTGTTCCAAAAAGTCATAATTCATCAGAGAAATTTGAAGAAATTTCAGAAATGACATCAAAAATGATGTATGAAGAAAGACTCAATTTTGAAATGTCCAAAGTAAGAGTTAATATAACCATGAAAGTTGGAAATTTCATTGTTTCTGATAGAATACCAAAAGGTATTATTCCCGAAAGTGTTTTCAAAGTTGTTGCAGAAATAACTAAAGTTAAAATGATGGTTGAGTGTGAATATTATGGAAATGAAGAAATTAAAAGATCAATTCCAGAAATTGATAAAAACTTTGTAGATATTGAAATAATAAAAGATGTTGTAAATCAAGATTATCAAAATCAAACAGAATTTGACGTTGATTCTATCTTAGATAAGATTGGTAAAGAAGGTTTAGATTCTTTATCAGAAGAAGAAAAACAATTCTTAGATAGTAAAAGTAGAGATTTATAAAAAAAAGACACTCAAATGAGTGTCTTTTTTTAATCTATTTCACATAAAACTTTTTTAACTATTTCAAGTTTTTCTTTACCACCTTCTCCTTTAAACTTATTCCAAACTTTAAAGACAGCAAAAGCAAAACTATCAGCAAAATCTTCTCTCGGATTTCTTGAAGAATATTTTCTACAAAAATCAGCATCTTCTTTATGAACCCAGTTTGATTTTTTTGGACCAGCTTTTTCTCTTCCCTTTCTTTTTTCTATATATCGATCATATCCTTTAGGTATAACTTCATCTCTATCACATTTTTTCCAACCAGAAATTGATTGCCATTTTTTAGAAAATGATACCTTTTCAATATGGTCTATACAATGTCCTATTTCATGAACAATAACAAATAATTTATAAGGAACATCATCAACTCCATTTTCAAATTCTTTTTTAAATTTAAAAATACTTGGATTTAAAGTCATATTTTTCTTTTTAGGTGTATCTTTCCATTTACCATGAACACCACCCAAATCTTCTAATTTTATTTTATGTATTTTATTTTTGATAAACTTTTCGTTAAAGAATTTAAATGCCTTAATCAAAAGTTCAATCTGTTCAACTTCAAATTTATCATCTAATTCAGTACCAAACTCTTTTTTGAAATCTTCAATCATTTCTTGAGCTTTAGTCTTTTCTTCTTTTTTCTCAAAAATTTTAAAACTACTTAGATGTTTCATCATCTTTTTCTTTTTTCTTTTTCTTAATATCTTCTACTTTGTTAGTTTTTTCCTTTTTAAGAAATCTAGCATCAGAAACATCAGCTGGTCCACCAACTGGTTGTTTAGTAGCAACTCCACCTAAAGTAAATGTAGCATCACTACCAGGAGCACCATTAGGAACACCAGGTATAGAACCAACTACAGCATTTGTAACGGCACCCATACCGGCTGTTGTTGAAGCATTTACAGCAGCTGTACCATCTTCAAAAAATTGATCATATGTTTTAATTCTTTTCATAATTATAAATATTTTATTTCTTGATAACCAGCACCATGACTACCACCTACTCTATATTGCATTAGACCACCACTATCTAAATTTAAATCCTTAGCAATTTTTTCAGCAACTTGAAATGGTTGTTTACCATTATTATAAGCCTCTTCAATCTCATTATAATATCTATCAATTAAATCTGTCATTTCAGATTGAAAAATATTATACTTCTTCAAACTATTAACAACAAAATAAACAAATTCATCAACCGAGTTATAACTCTCAAATAAAGCCCATTCTTTAATGTATTTCATTACATATATATTAAATACTTAAATAACTTTTTAAGGAATTTTTCATATAAATAAAAAATATTACCTAATATGAATAGAGTTTATTTAATAAATACAAATCTTACTGAAGAAACAAATAAGAATCTAAATAATAATCTTTCAGAAAAAGATCAACAAGCTATGTTGGATTTAGATTTGAAATTATCAGTTGATTTAGTTAACGAAAATAATTTCATAACATCAGTTGTTATTTGCAACCAAATCAATTTGGAAAAGATGAAAGAATTCTTTAAAAATAATAACGTAGATGTTGATATACAAGATGCTACAGATTTATTTGTAAATGAAAACAAAGATGTTGAAGATTTAATCGAAGAAGATATAGTAGAAAAAATGTGTAAAGATGTGGAATCAGAAAAATAATAAAGTCTTTTTCTTAAAAAGAAAATGGGGTAGCGGTAAGTTTTTCAGAAATGAAAAAGCTCTTATGAAAGCTATTAGTGAAAATACAATTGGCGAAATTTTTGAATTTGAATTCAAAAGCTCTTATCAAGCTTCGGAATTTTTCAAAAATACAATTAAAGAAAGAGATAGAGATACTCAACTAAAAGTTATCTTAGGTGAAACAGATAAGTATGAGGAAGCTATCTTAAACTTTAGGAATATGTTAGAAGAAATTGCTGAAAAGGGAAGACAAAAAAATACAATATTAGAAAAATTAAGAGTACATGGTTGTAATAAAGACACATTCAAAGAAATAGTTAACAATTATAGACTTAAAAACTTTATACTCTTAAATGTAAGCAATTCAGTTGAATGGTATGAAACAGTTTTAAGATGTCACAATTTTCAATCACTACCCACAAAAAATCTTTCAGATGAAACTATAGCTAACTTTAAGTCAGCAAAAGAGTTATTAAAAAAGAAGAAATAATTATGCTACCATTTACATTAATCTTAGTTGGTGTTATCTATTCACTCTTATCTTATATACCAAAGTCTTGGATAGAAGAACACATTGTAAAAGAATTAGATCCTAACGATCCTAACTTTTAAAAAATAAAATAAAATATGAAATTTTTTATCGACACAGCAAACCTAAATCAAATCAAAGAAGCTCACGAACTTGGTATATTAGATGGTGTTACAACAAATCCATCTCTTATGGCTAAAGAAGGAATTCAAGGTCATCAAAATGTTTTACAACATTATATTGATATTTGTGACATCACATCCGGTCACGTATCAGCTGAAGTTCTTTCAACTAATTACGAATCAATGTTAGAAGAAGGTTTGAAACTATCAAAACTACATGAAAATATAGTTGTTAAAGTACCTATGACTGCTGATGGTATTAAAGTGATTAAAAAGTTATCCAAAAATGGAATTAAAACAAACTGTACTTTAATATTTTCTCCAGGTCAAGCTCTTTTAGCAGCTAAAGCTGGTGCTACATACGTTTCACCGTTTGTTGGAAGATTAGATGATGTATCATCTGATGGGGTAAAACTAATTAAAGATATTTTATCTATATTTGATAATTACTCTGATATAAAAACAAAAGTTTTAGCAGCATCTCTTAGAAATCCAATGCACATTATAGAATGTTCTAAATTAGGTTGTGATGTTATAACTGCTCCATTAGATGTAATAAAATCTCTTTTAAATCACCCACTAACTGATATTGGTTTAGAAAAGTTTATCGAAGATACTAAAAAGTTTATTTAATATGAGTAAAATAGGATTAGCACTACAAGGAGGAGGCTCTCACGGAGCCTTCGCTTGGGGTGTGTTGGATAGATTGTTAGAACTTGATGAAAAAGAGTTATCATTTGATTCAATTTGTGGTACTTCAGCTGGTGCTGTAAATGCTGTTGTAATGACATGGGGTTTACATATAGGCGGTCGCCAAAAAGCCAAAGAACTACTTGAAAAACTTTGGGTAGATATATCCAAACATGGATTTAAATTAAGTTATCCGTTTGTTGAATATTTCACTCAATTTATATCTCCCTACCAATTCAATCCACTTAATATAAATCCTTTAAGAAATATATTACTAAATATAGTTGATTTTAATGAGCTAAAAAAGACTAATGTGAAATTATTCATCTGTGCAACAAATGTTAAAACTAATAATGTAAAAATATTTAATGGTAGAAACATTACAATTGACTCGGTAATGGCATCAACTGCTCTACCAAGTGTCTTTCAAGCTGTTAAAATTGGTGATGATTACTATTGGGATGGTGGATATATGGGAAATCCACCACTTTCACCACTAATTCTAAACTCAAAAGTAACAGATTTAATCTTAATTAAGTTAAACTCTATAAATATAAATCAAGTTCCTATGAATGCAAAAGATATAAATGATAGAGTAACTGAAATATGTTTCAATTCCTCATTAATGAATGAAATGAGAATGATACAAATTAGAAATGAATTAATTAGAGATGGTTTAGATTTAGGTAAATATGGAAGTGAAGAAATATTTGTACACTTAATATCTGGTTATGAAACATTAGGTAAATTAGATTACTCAACTAAAATGAATACTGATTTAAATTTTCTTTTAAAATTAAAGAATGCTGGAAGACAAGTTGCTGATAGATGGATTAAAGATGAATTGAAAAATGTTGGTAAGAAATCAACTTTTGATGTTGAAAAAGATTTTTTTAATAAATACTAAATATAGTTTGTATTTTTTGAATTACTCCTGGATAAAGATTATCAGGTAAACCGAATGAATTAAATTGACCATTGATTGTTGATTCACCATTCATTGAAAACCAACCCCAATTTAAATTTTCATCATCCAATATAACAGAAAATTCTTTATCCACAACACCATAGAAATATTTAAAGTTTCTATTTTTAGATGCGATAAACTCATCACCACCATTTGATATTTTTATCGAATTAATATCATTAAATCTAAGTTCTTCAGACATTTCTCTTTTTATACAATCTAAATAATCAACATCAACTTTTGGATCATAACCACCAGTTAATATTGACCAATATTGATTTGTATCATTTCTTTGAATTAAGAAAACTCTATTGGTGGATTTACATAAAACTAATAAACCAACAACAACATCAACATTGTTATTAACATATTCAAATATCCTGAAATCTCTGATATGTTTTTTTGATTTCATTCCAATAAAATTAATTTTGTTGTGTGAATTAAATTTCATATCTTTATATATTAAAAAATAAAAACATTTTTATGAATTTAAAAGATATAGATATCGATTTAATAATAAAATTGGCTAATAGTCAAAATGAAAATGAAAATCACAACATTATTAGTATAACTCCTAATTCGAATGGTAGTTATTTTGAAGATGGTAAATTTTTTGATTCTGGTATCTTAATAGACGCAATAGTTTTTAATGCTGAAACTAAAAACGGATTTAATATAAAAGCATTTGTTAGAACTCAAGATTATTTAAGTGAGATTAGAAATAAAAAACTAAATAGTATATTATGAGATATTTTATATTATTAATCTTTACACTTTTATCACTTATATCTTTATCACAAGATAAACAAGTTAGATTAAAAGAAGGTCATATACATCATAACTTTCATTTATATAGAGTTATAGAAATTCCCATATTCGATGATAATGGTGGTATAAAACACTTTGTTTCTTGGATGCGAGATGATTTAATACCATATAAAGATCAAAAATACCTACTAAATCTTGAAACTCAAAGAGATCAAAAAGGAATTGGTAGTTTTATAAATCCTACTTACGATTCTTTAAAACTAAACTATGAAGGAGCAATGAGTTCTTGTCCAACTGGTTGGTTTCTACCATCTAAACAAGATTGGGACACACTAATAAATACATTAAGCGAAGATCAACTAAAAGCATTTGTAAATAATAACAATGGATACAAAGGTTACAAGACCGATACTATTAACGATACAATTAAAAAGTCATTAATTGTTATAAAAGGATCATTCTACTGGACATCAACTAAAGATGGTGAAAAAGCATGGGGTATAGAGTTTGATGAAATATACAATGTTGGAAGAGGAAAAGCCGACTTGGGAGATTTCCTTTCAGTTAGATGTATAAGAAAAGAGTATGAAAATGAGGAATGAATTTTAATATATAATTAAAATTCATTTTTTATAATGTTACACAGATATAATTCATTTAAAGAAGACTTAATATTAGAAAGTGCTATAAATGAATCTATGATTTTCTATACAAGAGATTTCAAAGATTCTTTAATAAAATTAAGAAATCTAAAAAAGAGTGTAATTGCTCAAAATCTATTAGAAGTTGAATACACCGATGTAAAACCAGATATGACTTTTATTTCATTAGGTGATAATGAAGGTGATATTAAATTCACACAATTCAAAAAAGCAGTTTCCCTAATAAAAAAAGGACTTGAGGCTAAATACACCCCAGATATAGCAAAAAACTTATTTAATGATATAGAGGAAAAGATGAAAGGGGGTACTATAACAGATGGTGAGATACGAAACCTATTCACATATCAAGATTATGAATTAAGTACAAAATCAAGAAACTCAACAGGTATTGGTAGATTAGTCAATCAAATATTTCCAGGTAAATACTCTTCAAAAGAAGTTGAAGAGTTTGTCAATAACTTCAAAAACTTAAACAAACCTGGTGAAAATAAATTCATTTTAGTTAAGGGAGAAGATATTAGAAAGTATTATTTAGTATCTAATTATGAAGAAGAAGCTGGAGATTTAGGAAATTCTTGTATGAGATATGATAAATGTCAAAAATATTTAGATATTTATGTTGAAAATACAGAAATAGTACAACTTCTTGTTTATTTAAATGAAGAAGATAAAGTATTAGGTAGAGCACTTGTTTGGAAATTAAATGATCATAAATCAAGTGATATAGAAGAAGCCGAATTCTTCATGGATAGAATTTACGGAAAGGATGACTCAATAACTAAATTATTCAAAGATTATTCAGATGAAATGGGATGGGCTAGAAGAACATACTCTGGTTATAGTCAAGTAAGAGATATAACATATAAAGGCGAAAATCATAATTGGATTGACATCAGAATTAGATTAGATAAAGCTAAGTTTAATTACTACCCATATATGGATACATTCAAAAGATTAGATGTTGATAATAGATTATTATACAATGATGATAACGAAGATCAAGATTGGGGATTAACTTGTACAGATGGTACTTATGAAGATTATAGTGGAGTTTGGTCTGATTATTATGATGAAAGGATTCCAGAAGATGAAGCTGTTTACTCTGATTGGTTAGAATCATACATACGAAGAAATGATGCTGTAGAAGTATCAGTAGGTAATAGGAGATATTTAGGATGGTATCCAGAAGACTCAAATGATATAGTTTATGATGAATTTAGAGAAGAATATATTAATGAACATGATGCTTACTACTCTGAATTTTTAGATAGAAGTTATTATGAAGGTGATAACACATCAATAATAACTTCAGTCGATGATGACATATATAGTTGGTCCATAAGTATATCCAGATTTGATTATGGTGATGTTTCTGATGAGTCTGATGTTTATAGTGATGCTATCAGTACAAGTAGATTAGCTTGTGAAAATTACTTAGACCATGATGGTGTACATTATAATTTTTATGATGGTATGTTATCTTACTCCGAAGAAATGGGTAAATATTATATAACAGATCTAAGAATAGAGGTTTATGATACCGATTTAGGTATGTTATCAAGATCACATTGTGAATTATTAGATATCAAACCTGGTAAAGGTTACTACACAGATGAGTTACACTATTTATTCAGAAATCCTAATCTTGAAAAATTGATAGATGCTATTGATAAAAAACTTGATTATTATAATGGTGTGTTAGATGGTAGATTACCAAGAATTAAGTTTGAAGATGAAGATGAATATTTAAACAAAGTTAAAAACTTATTAAGAAGTCTTAACTTAGAAAAAGAAGTATTAGAAAATTGGATAGAATAATGAAGAAGTTTATAGATTTCATAAAGGATTTTAATAGAATATTAAATGAAATTAATTTATTAGGTTACGGACCTAAATAATTTGGTAGATTAAAATAATCTCCTTATATTTGTATTGTTATTGAAAAAGGAAACGATTTAGATACAATTTTCAATAATTTTTACAAATAATTTGGTAGATATAAAAACTTTTATTAAATTTGTAGTATAAAATTAACAAAGAGAGAAAAAACTTTTAATATATAGAAATAATGAGAACAATTAATAAACATAAACATTTTAGTAAATCAAGCAAATGGTTTAGCAATAAATCAGAACTTGGTACTGGAAAAGTATTGTGTTTATTTTTTGAAGACTTAACGACTTTATAAAATAAAATATAACTACAAACAGACCCAAGTTCAAAAGACTTGGGTTTTTTTGTTTCTTATGACTTCGTAGCTGAGTTGGTTCAAGCCTCCGACTTTTAATCGGAAGACCGTGGGTTCGAATCCCACCGGGGTCACTAAAATAAATGGTGTATGAAGGGGAAATGGTAGACCCGTCACTCTGTGAAAGTGAAGATAGCCGGATCGTTACCGGTCGTACACCCAAAATAAGGAGCTGTGGCAGATGTGGTCATTGCGCTGGTCTGAAAAACCAGAGGAACGGGATCGTAACCCGTCGGCTCCACTAAAAATATGACTTCGTAGCTGAGTTGGTTCAAGCCTCCGACTTTTAATCGGAAGACCGTGGGTTCGAATCCCACCGGGGTCACTAAAATACAAGCGTCATTGGTGTAATGGCTTAGCATCTTCGGTTCCAACCCGAAGGGTCAGGGTTCGAGTCCTTGGTGACGCGCTAACATACACGGGTATAGTGAAATGGTATCATGCCGGTCTCCAAAACCGTTGTTCCGAGTTCGAATCTTGGTACCCGTGCTAAAAATATGACTTCGTAGCTTAATCGGGAAAGCACCATACTTTTAATATGGGGAGAGTGGGATCGTAACCCACCGGGGTCACTGTGAATATAGCTCAGTTGGTAAGAGCGCTGGATTGTGAATCCAGAGGTCGCGGGATCGTAGCCCGTTATTCACCCAAAATATAAGGAGCTGTGGCAGATGTGGTCATTGCGCTGGTCTGAAAAACCAGAGGAACGGGATCGTAACCCGTCGGCTCCACTAAATTGCCTTGTAGCTGAGTGGTAAAGCACCTGACTCTTAATCAGGGGATCGTGGGTTCAATCCCCACCGGGGCAACAAATTAAAATATATATGTAGGGAGTAGCTCAGTTGGTAGAGCACGTACTTTACTTTTCTATAACTTTACCTCGAAAGAGTGTTGATTAGAAGAGTTACTTCGGCTGTTAACCGCGTGGTCATGGGTTCGAGTCCCATCTCCCTACCAAAAAATAAAAAACAAATATGCCAGAAAGAAGTGATAACTATACTGACTTAACACCATATCATAGAAGAAAACCTTCTAAGATTGAAAAGAAAGCTCAAAAATGGGCAGAAGAAAAAGGAATAACCGATAAAAATATAATTGAAGCATTTATTGAAGGTTATACTAAATGTGAAAATGATAATAAAGGTAAACTTTTTACAATAGAAGAAATAAAAGAAATAATAAATTAGGAAAATTAAAAAGGAAGTATTACATTTGTAATATATAAACAAAGAAATAAAAAATATTATGAGAACAATTTTAAACATATTAGTTTCGTCAAGTCGCTCGAGTAGTGGACATGTAATCCGATTGTGTTTATAATTAGGTAATAATAATATTATATAATAAACCCTCGGATTAATAATCTGAGGGTTTTTTTATTTAGTCATATCGTCTAACGGATAGGACAGGTCGCTACGAACGATCAGGTGGGGGTTCAATTCCCTCTATGACTACAAAAATTGGAAAGGGTAACGTTGGTTGAGTGGAGCGGTCTTGAAAACCGTAGATCTGAAACAAGATCCGAGGGTTCGAATCCCTCTCTTTCCGCAACATATGGAAGAGTAATTAAGCTGGCGCTTGACCTAGTCTTGAAAACTAGTGGTACCGAAAGGTATGGGGATCGATACCTCACTCTTCCGCCAAAATAAATGGAGAGTAAACTGAGGAGGTCCTCAGCACCGCCTGCTAAGCGAGTGGCACGACAACGTGTGGGTTTCGAATACTCTGCTCTCCGCCAACGGAAGATGCGAGAAGAGGTGGTCCTCTCACTTGTTTGGAAAACAAGGGCTCGTTAACTCGGGCTGGGTTCGACTCCCACTTCTTCCTCTTATGAAAGTAATTGGCATTTGTCCTATTTGTGATAGAGAAATGTGGGAAAATCAATTTGTTGATCGTCACCATTTCCTTCCCAAATGTAGAGGTGGTAAAGAAACTGAATGGTTACATAAAATATGTCACCGAAAAATACATTCATTATTTACAGAAAAAGAATTAGAAAAGAATTATAATAATGCTGAGTTGGTTAAAGAACATCCAGAGATGGAAAAATTCATAAAATGGGTTTCTAAAAAAGAACCTGACTTCTATGATAGTACAACAACACACAATAGAAAAAGAGGTAGATAAACTTATTATTCATTTTTAATATAACACGTATGGAAAATAGAGTAACATCAGATAACATCACAAAACTAAACACAAATGAAATATTTGTTTTTGGTTCTAATTTATCTGGTAGACACGGAAAAGGAGCAGCTAAACAAGCTCTTACCTGGGGAGCTAAATGGGGTCAAGCCGCTGGTTTACAAGGTAGAACTTATGGAATACCAACCAAAGACGCTTCTATTAGAAGAACACTTTCAATAGTTGAGATAAAACCATTTGTTGATGATTTTATTGAATTTGCTAAAAACAATCAGAATTTGATATTTTTAGTAACTGAAGTAGGATGTGGTTTAGCTGGATTAAAACCAAAAGATGTTGCACCACTATTTAATGAGTGTGTAAATATTGAGAACATACATCTTCCAGAAAGATTTTGGAAAAAAATATTATAAAAATTTGGTATATTTAAAACTTTTTACTAAATTTGTAGTATAAATATAACAAAAACACAAAAGGGAGAAAAGTTTTTTAATATATAATAAAAAATTAAAAAAACTTTTTGGATATTTAAAAAACTTTTGTATCTTTGTAAAGTAAAATTAAAACAGAATAAAAACAATTAAAATATAAAAACAATGAGAACTATTAACTTAAATATGATTAATGTAAATAACACACTGAATACAGTGATGGTGTTAAATACGTTATGTATTAGACATAGTGAGGGTTTTCATGACTTAACTACTCTATAAATTTTTATAGAATAAAAAACTTGAAAAACCCTCAGACAAAAAATCTGAGGGTTTTTTATTTTACATACGGGTCAGTAGCTTAATGGTTTTAGCTGGTGACTGTTAATCACTGTATGAAAAATTGAAATAAAGTAGGTTCGAATCCTACCGGGCCCTCAAAAATATAAAGGATTTGAAGCTTAAGTGGTATAAGCTACTGCCTGTTAAGCAGAAGATAGTAGGTTCGAGTCCTATCAAATCCGCTAACTTAACCAAAATGGTTAAAGAAAGCTCATAAGTTTTAATATATAAGTAAAATATATTAGAGATTATGAAAACAAAAGATAAAATAATTGAATTAAGAAATGAAGGTAAAAGTTATGATGAAATAAGTAAAGAACTAAAAATATCTAAATCGACAATTGGATATCATTGTAAGAGATATGGAATGAATGATATTGGTAAACTTAAAAAAGTAAATGATTTGGATATAAATGAAATAAAAAAATATTGTGAAAATCATAGTATAAAAGAGGCTTCTGATAAATTTAACTTATCTATAAGTACAATTAAAAGATATAAAAATAAATCAGATAAATTAAGAGAAGATAATAGAAATTCGAGAAATGTAATAGAATGGAGAAGAAGAGTTAAAATAAAATTAGTAGAGTATAAAGGTAATAATTGTGAAATATGTGGTTATAACAAATGTATAACATCATTAGAATTCCACCATTTAAACCCCGAAGAGAAAGACTTTACAATTAGTGGAAAAACAAACTCTTTTGAGAAATTAAAAAGTGAAGTTGATAAATGTATTTTAGTTTGTAGAAATTGTCATGGTGAAATACATTTCAATTTAGAAGAACAAAAAAGATTAGATAGATTAAACGGTAGGTACCCGAGCGGTTTTCAGGGACCAGTCTGATACACTGGATACGAAAGTATAACGTGGGTTCAAATCCCACCCTACCGACAAAAAATGGTTCTATGATGTAACTGGATAGCATAAGCGCCTTCTAAGCGTTTCGTCTGGGTTCGAATCCCGGTAGGACTACTAAATAGTTGATTAGCTCAATTGGTAGAGCGCCGATCTGATACGTCGGAGGTAGTGGGATCGTAACCCGCATCAACTACTAAATGCTGATGTCGTATAACGGTCATTACTCGTCTCTTGTAAAGATGAAATGGGGGTTCAAGTCCCTCCATCAGCTCGATATGTCAGTGTGGCGAAATTTGGTTGAAACGCGTTAGTCTTAGGAACTAATACCCACGTGGAAAACATTGTCGGTTCGAGTCCGACCACTGATACAACAGACACATTACTTTTTTATATATAGTGTATAAAAAAGAATTAAAAAAAATGAGACATGATATATTAGAGAAAAGAGATTTGATAATTAGTATGGTTAGTGAAAATAAACCAAAAATAGAAATATGTAAAATATTAAATTGTAGATACTCCACACTTAATTCATACTTAGATATAATGGGTATTGAATATTTTGGTAATCAAGGGGCTAAAGGGTATAAAATATCAAATAGTAGAAAAGAAGCTCTTTATTATATAAATAATAATATTTATTTATCAAGTCATAAATTAAAGAATAAGTTAATAGAAGACGGGATAAAAAATCACATATGTGAGAGTTGTAATTTAAGTGAGTGGTTAGGTGAGAAGATACCAATTGAGTTACATCATATAGATGGTGATAGATTTAATAATAATCTAAGTAATCTAATGATATTATGTCCAAATTGTCATTCTAAAACAGATAATTATTCTGGTAAAAAGACAAAGAGTGAAAATAATAAAAAGAAAGTAAAAGAGAAAGAGAAAAAAATAAAAGAAAATAAAAAAAAATGTAGTTGTGGTAATTTCATGAATTCAAAATCCACTAATTGTAATATATGTTATAAACTACTACAACGAAAAAATATTAGACCAGATATAGAAGAACTTAAGCATGAGGTATCTGAATTAGGATATTCATCGGTTGGTAGAAAATATGGTGTTTCTGATAACACTATAAGAAAATGGTTAAAATAAGACACGCACCAGTGGTCGAGTGGTTTTAGGCATACGCCTGCAAAGCGTATTAACGGGGGTTCAAATCCCTCCTGGTGCTCAAAGTAAATGCCGCGGCTTAGTGGAAAAGGGTCGACCCTCATATGGTTGACTAAGTGAGTTCGAACCTCACGTGCGGTACTAAATAATAGGAGATTAGCTCAATTGGTAGAGCGTCACTTCGACATGGTGAAGGCAATGGGATCGTAACCCATATCTCCTACTAAAATACTGGGAATTAGCTCAATCGGGAGAGCGTTAGTGTTACATACTAAAGGTAGTGGGATCGTAACCCACATTCCCAACTAAATAGATGGTGATCAAAAGAGTTACTTCGTAAATGGTTTACAATTTGACTTAAAATCAAACTTAGTGGTTCAAATCCACATTCACTCTTTGAAACTTTCCTCTATTTATTTGCTCCTGTGGTGGAATGGCAGACACGCAGCACTTAAAATGCTGTCCATAGATTTGGGTGAGGGTTCAACTCCCTCCAGGAGTACGAACTTAAAAGTCATTGGTAAAGGAAGACTACACATTTTAATATATAAAAAAAATTAAAATGTATAATAATGAAGTATGATAAAGATTTATTAGAAAGATTTGTTATTGAATCGCTATCAATAGCGGATGTTTGTAGAAAACTTGGAATAAGACCAATCGGTGGTAACTACAAGAGTTTAAAAAAATATTTCAATATTTATAATATTGATATAAGTCATTACCGGAAGGGCATGGAACACTGGTGATAAATTCAGATCTTTTAATAAAAAATACCCAATAGAAGACATTTTAGTTGAAAATTCAACATATACAAATACACATAAACTTAAAAAAAGACTAATTGATGAGGGTTTAAAGATATATGAATGTGAAGAATGTGGTATAGAAAACTGGAATGATAAACCAATATCATTACATTTAGATCATAAAAATGGTGATAATTTAGATAATAGATTAGAAAATCTAAGAATATTGTGTCCAAATTGTCATAGTCAGACAAGTACATACTGTAAATCCACAAAAAAGAGCAGTTCATCGGAACTAAGAAAATCAAAATATGATAAAAAATCTAAAAATAAATATTGTATTTGTGGAAAACAAATAAAAAAAACATCCAAAATGTGTAATAAATGTCATTCTACATCAATTAGAAAAGTAGATAGACCATCGGTTGAAGATTTATTAAAAGAAATAAAAGAGTTTGGATATAAAGAGACTGGTCGAAGATATGGAGTATCTGATAATGCTATCAGAAAATGGATAAAATCAACTTAATAAGTTATCTATAATATTATCTCTAGTTTCGGATTTATTTAGATGAATCTCACTCTCAAAGAAATATGTCTCTGAATATTTTATATTATCACAGTGTTTTATGTTTCTACAAACAATGAAAACACCATCAAATTTAATAACTTTATATAACTCACTATTTGGTATAGCAACTATTTCAACTATATCACCAATTCTAAATTTACACATAATAACAAACATAATTAGTTTAATAAATCATTTAGTTTATTATCTCTTCTATCCTCTTTTGAAATATAAAGTTTAGAATCTTCAAATCTATATCCAGATACAATTCTACCACCAAACCATTTATCATCTGCTTCCCAATGATAAATTTTATTTTTCTTATTGATACTTGTTATAGTGACATATTCAATACCATTTTGAATTTTATCATATTCACTTGATTCCAATCTATCTCCTATCTTAAACATAATTCTAAATTATATTCTCTTAAATATTTTTTAATATAGTCTTCCATATAATGTAATGAAACTCGGTGTATACCATTCCAATTAGTTTTATTTATTAAATGTGGATCACCAATATAACTATCATATATATCAATAATTTTACCTGGTGTTATCTCACCAAGGTCATAAGAGCTTAAAACCGTAAAGAAATGAATTATATTAGAATAGTCTTCCCATTTTACACACCAAGTATTACACCAAGTAATTTGACCAGTTGTAGAGGTCTCTGTTAAAATTTTTCTTTCTACTTTGGTTCCAATAATAGCATCCCACTTTTCCATTATGTAATCTGGATGATGGAAAAAGTTTTTATGAAATATAACGTAAATTTTAAGTAAATTATCTAATTGTGATTTTTCCATAAAATTATTTTTAACTTATTATCTCTTATATCAGCTGGTGATAAAGGTTTTCTTCTCTTTTGATCAGAACACCAATAACATCTTGCTCCTTGGTGTTGATAATGTAATGTAAATGTGTATGAACAATCTTCACAATAATATTGATCACACATATCACATATGAAATCTTCATCAATATCAGTAGAATAACATATATGACAATGTATCATATTATATTTCTGAATGTTAAACTTATACGAGGTGATGTTGTATCAGACTTCGGAATTGAGTGTAACCAATCTGACTGAACTAAGTCATCCATGTAAAATAAAGAACCATTTGTTAAAGTATAATCAACTATTATAGTTGGATCTATCTTGTTCTTAAATCTTAATATTCGGTCACTACCCAATGAGATTATAACCACACCAGTTCCAGGTGTTAGTATATCGGTATTATCAGAATGATAGCCCATTGAACTCTTACCATCATGATAAAGATTTATCAAACAGTTATTTGGTAAAAATCCAATCGTATCACTAATCAAGTTTAATATATTTGTAAAATTGTCTGGGAAAGGAATAGCACGATAACTCATTCCGTTATAATCATATGACTTACCAAATGATGCGGTCCAACGTGCCTTCATAGATCTATCAAAGTCACAGTTGTTTATAATAAAATCAAATAAATCAACCGAGTTGATATAATCTGGTATTAAAGTAACATTTGGTGTCATAAGAGTATTTTTGATAAAGATAAAAAATATTATTTATCAAACAAAGTATTTAACTTTTTTTCTCTCATTTCTTCCTTGGAAATAAAGATTGGCTCCCATTTAGTTTCTCTTAAATTAGAATAGTTATATAGTAGATGTCTAACTTCTCTAATTTGTAATTTAGTATCACTCTTTTTTAATAATCTAGTAAATAGTGTATAATGATAAAAACCATCTTCAAAATCCATTTTTATAAAACGAAAAGCAGTCTTCTCAAAAACACCATGTAAATCAAACCAATAATTTAAAAAACCTACCAAAAGGAATGTTATAACTGATGATATAAATAAGACCCAAACAGCAATATTATATCCACTATATGATTTAGTAATTAATTGATTATTGACTACTTTTTGTGGAGTTTCATAAGTTAAGTTATTAAATTCAACATTATTTTCTTTAATCTCTTTATAGGTATATATGTAATATCCTTCAATTTCCATTTGAGCAACAATATCAGTCTTCTCGATAGTATCCGCTCTTTGATAGTCTTTTAAGTAAAAAGTACATAGTATGATACTAATTAAACATAACAATTTAATAAAGTTATGTTTTAAGAAGTTAAAAGTGTATAAAAAGTAGTATAACAATTTATTCATAAAAAGAATTTTATATTTAATATATAAATATATGAAATATTTGAGAAAGTTTAACGAAAATATAGTTAAAATTGATGGTGATAGTAAAGATTTTAGATTTAAAAATCTTCCACACAAAGGAGATAATATAAATAAAAATGGAAAAATTTCAATTTTTCAACAAGATTGGTTTGAAAAATTATTACCAGATAGATTAACAATTCTATCACATCAAAATTTAAAAAGAATAAACAAAAATCTATCAATCTCCGATCTAAATTCAAATAATGAATATACTTTTGATAAAAATGACTGTACAATTGATAATAATTTAGTACAATTTAATTATTATAGAGATAATATGAAGCCAAAAAATGGTGAGATTATAAATGGTGAGCCAGACTTATTAGAATTTGATATACATTTTGTTAAGAATACAAGAGGAATAAAACTACTAGTTGATATAACATATGGAGATCAAGTTATTTCAGAATTTTCAATCGAAACTCCAAATAAAATAAATATTATTCATTATAATGGTATAGGATCAAAATATGATGGTGATACACATTGGGGATTTACAGATGAATCAATAGAAAACTTAGTTAATTTTTTCAATGCTTTTGAACACGGAATTAAATTAACTAAAAACGATCTTAGATTTATTGATAAATATGAAGATACATATAAGCATAACATAAACGATGATGATCACTTATATAATGATGATTCAAATCTTATAGATTTTGAAAATTCAATAAAAAATAAAAATAATTTTAAAAAAATTTGGTAGATATTAAAAACTTTTATATCTTTGTATCATAAAATTAAAAAGAGAGAATAAAAACTTTATATATACATTATTATTATGAAAACTTTTAACGTAAATATCGCAGTAGTTAACCCGCAAATCCAAGATCAGGATCAACCTAAAGTATTTGGGACTAACGCTCTATTGTCTAAAAGTTAAATAAAAAACTTTAAATGATATGAACCCGGTTAGTCAAAGATTAACTGGGTTTTTTTATTTTATACTCAACTCGAACCTAATTTTTAGTATTTTTTTAAGTTCGGATTTTAATATATAAAAATAAAAATACATATGAAAATAAAATGGGAAAAAGATTTATTAGAAGAAATAGTAAAAAAATCTAATAGCTTAAAAGAAGCTCTTGAAAACATTGGACTAAGAAGTGCTGGTGGTAATTTTAAGACAATAAAAAAGTATTTAGAAATATACAACATTGACACTTCTCACTTCACTCAGAAATGGGAGGTTATGGTAAATAAGATGAGAAATAGTAAAATTGATCTATCCTTAGTTTTGGTGGAAAATTCAACCTATTCAAGAACACACTTAAAAAATAGATTATATGAAGATGGTCTTAAAAATAGAGTATGTGAGATTTGTGGTCAGGATGAAAATTGGAATGGTATGAAAATCTCTCTAATTTTAGACCATATAAATGGTGTATATAATGATAATAGATTAGAAAATTTGAGAATAGTTTGTCCTAACTGTAATGCTGGACTAGAAACTCATTGTGGTAAAAATATTAGTAGAAAAAAAGATATAAAAAAGAAAAGTAAAGTTAGATTAAGTCGTAGAAAAGTGGAAAGACCGAGTTATGAAGTTTTAAAGGCAGAAATTATAAAAAATGGATACTCTTCAACTGGTAGAAAATATGGTGTTAGTGATAATGCTATAAGAAAATGGATAAAAATATATGAAAATGAATTAAATTAAAATTGTGAAGTCGTCTAATGGCAGGACATCATCCTTTGAAGATGAAAAATATAGGTTCGAGTCCTATCTTCACAACAAAATATAATCTCTTTGTGAATAGAGTAAAAATAATTCACATTATAGGGTAGTTGGCCAATTGGTAGGCCGCCTCATTTGGGATGAGGACATAGTGTCGGTTCGAGTCCGGTCTACCCTACAAATAAGGTCTATTGGTCCAATGGTTAGGATATCTGACTGTCTATCAGATGGTGAGGGTTCGATTCCCTCATAGACCGCACAAAGTAACTGTTTGGCGGTAAAAGGTACTCTTTGGGAATAGAGTAAAATAATTCCAACAACTAGGTGTGTAGGCAATTGGTCGCCGACCTGATTTGGGATCAGGAATGAATGTAAAAGTTCTATGTGGGTTCGAGTCCCATCACTTAGACTAAACTTTTTAAATAAATAGCTTTATAATTTATATGAAAACTATACATATAAATTTATGGGCTGGTCCCGGAACTGGTAAAAGTACAATGGCTGCATCTATATTCGCTGAATTAAAATGGAATAAAATTGATTGTGAATTGGTTTCAGAATACGCCAAACAGATTGTATGGGAAGAGTCTTATACTAAACTAAACAATCAAATCTATTTATTTGGTAAACAATACTCAAAACATTTTAACTTAGATGGTAAAGTTCAAGTTGTTATAACAGACTCACCTATACCAATGGGTTGTGTTTATGATGCTGATAGAACTAGATACTTAAAAGAATTGGTTATTTCGGAGTATAATAAGTTTGATAATCTTAACTTTTTTTTAACAAGAGTAGGAGATTATAATCCAAATGGTAGAATGCAAACTTTAGAAGAGGCTATTGAAAAGGATAAAGAAATAAAAGATTTTATGTTAAAACATAATATTGATTTTGTTGAAGTTCCATCTACTAAAGAAAGTATTAGTTTTATTATCAATGAGATAAAAAATAAATTATGAAAAAAATAAAAATCCAATCAGTTACATTTAATGAATATACAGATTATTATTCATTTCAAGTAGAACCATATTCTAAATTATTAGATGTTTATATAATTAACTTTTCATTTCATATTGTATATGAACTTCCCTTGGAACAAGAGTATTCAAATAAGAATAAAACATTTTCTTTTTATACGATAGATACTCTATCATCAAATACTATTCCCTTTAATTATGAATATTTTAAAATGATTGAAATTAATAGTAATACACCACCATCATTTTATACATCATCTTCTGGTAGTACAGTTAATATATCATTGAGTCCATTACCGGATAGTAAATTACGTCTTGTTTTATTTAATGAAATAAAACCACTTGAAGAAAATAGAGATGAAAAAATTAGTTCTATTTTAGAATAATTTTTATATTTGTAAAAAATATCATATGCGATTTTTATTAGTTATACTTTTATTATTAACAAATATTATTTACTCACAAGATACAACTAAGTATCATGGTGGTATAAGTATAACTATGTCTAAAAAAATAGATTCTTTAATCAATAGAAAATCTAATCAACCTCAAAAAATTTATAAAATTCAACTTTATTTTGAAGTAAATAAAAAAGATATAATACTTAAAAAAAAGGAACAATTTGATACGTACCACCCAGATATGGAATCTATTATTTATTTTGACAGACCTTATTGGAAATTAAAAGTTGGTAGTTTCATAGATAGAGACGAAGCTGAAGACTTTATGATGTCTATAATAAAATGGTACCCCTATTCATTTATAACAGAAGAATATGAGCACATACGGAAAAAAGGCGTTGAATAATTGGAACTATACTTATTCAAAGGAAAACGCTTTGAGATTTAATCATACCTCGATAGACCTACAATTAGAAATACTACAAAAGTGGTATCCAATTGGAATGAAATGTGTGAAATACAATATCTATTTCAAAAGATATGAAGATATTAAATTTGAAGTAATTGGTTATGAAAAACTTGTTGGTGAATTCTACAACTTAATACTACATAAGTTTATTTCATATGGAGGAGGATTTGTAAAGGAAAAAATAACAGCACACCCAATTCATTTTAAACCAACAGATGAATATCTTAAAATGTTATTAAGAGAAAAAAAATTAAATAATTTAGGTATATAATATATCATGATGTTACATGATTAAAATAAATTTAGTATATTTGTATAATTAAAACTGTAAATTAATATGAGCGAATTAGAAAACAATTCATTAGAAGAAGTAAAAACTGAACCAATTATCGGTAAGTTTAAACCAAAAAGAAAATTTTTAAACTTTGTATCATCTGTAAATGGAGCGAGAGTGCGTTTTATTAGAGACGTTGCTTTCATTGATGGTGGTAAACTATCAGGTCTTTTAGACAATGTTATCTTTAAAGTAACTATTTGTGATGAAGGTACAATCAATTTTGAAGAGCAAAAAGGAACAAATCTTACTGATGATGATATGATTAAGCGATTGATCGCTGATATTGATGCAACAGATGTTACTGGTTATGCTCAAAAATTCGTAGTTAGTGGTTTGAGATTTACTGATATTGATGGTAATCCATGTTTCTTAGAAGTTGAACATGAGAAACCTATCAATGTTTTAGCATCATTATTTGATCAAGAAGAAGAAAAAGTAGAAGTATCTGAGAAAGGTTTATCTATTTTAGATATGTTATTTTCTGATGATGATAATGATTTGGTTGAAGAAAATTTAGAACTATCTGAAAAAGATGTTGAAATCATTTTAGAAACGGTACAAAATCCACCAGCTCCAAACGAAGCTCTTAAATCAGCGAATGAAAGTTATATGGAAGAGCAATTTCGTAAAATGAACGAAAGAAAAATCGTTGAGTTAGAAGATAGAGTTGTTGAGAAACACAAAGATATCGCTAAGTACAAATCTGAAGTTAAACAAGCTGAGGCTAAGTTAAAAGAATCTACGGAACAGTTGGAAGTTTTAGAAACACGTTTAGAAACTTTAAAACCAACTGAAGAACCAAATGGTTATGTATTCCGAGTTTCTGAGGAATTAAAGTTAGAAACTGGATTAGATGAATCCAATCGTGAGATTGTTGATAGAATAGCAGATATCATGAAGTTGAAAAAAGATGTACTTTTTGATTACTTGACTGGTGGTTACTATAATATCTACTTTGGTGATAAGAATGACTTTAATAAAGTTGAACTTACTATTGAGATTTTAAATAAAATCAAATTAATTGATCCGGTCGGTAAATTTGAACCATCAGAGGTAGATGGTCGCCAAGTTATTCAATATAGAGGTAAATTAAATTGGCATCAACTTACTGATAAGATGATTAGAAAAGGTTTTGAACAAAACGTTGAGTTTGATAAACTAACTGGTTCTAACTCTTATGAGCAAAAAGAAGAAGAGTTTACAATTGTCACTGATACCACTGATGTTACAGATGAAGATTTCAATGACGTTGTTGAAGTTTCTACTAATGAAGTTGAAAGTAAGACTAAATCTGAAAAATCATTTATCACTTTAAATGAGTATTTAACACCAACAAACTTAGTTGTTTTAGGTACTTCTTCACACGAAGATAAAGAGTTTAAAGAAGCCTTATCAATAAACGATGGACTTGCTACTCTTGATATTAGACGTGGTGGTAAAAAGATGAAAGCGTTTACTGAAATCGAAACTGCTGGTTCTATCTCAGTTATCACGTTAGAAGAATATGTATCATTTATCTCAAGTTTAGATAAAGATGAAGTTGATTTCTTATCTGGTGTATATGAAGCACTATTCTTACCAAACTTCACTGGTAAATTAGAGATTGGTATTAAAGGGAAAGATGGTTGGATTACTGATAGTTCTATCTTAAAAGAAGAGTATATTCAGAATAAACCAGGAATTCGTCAAATCTTGTTGAATATCCCAGAGGGTCAAAAAGTTAATTTAATTGAGGATCATGACATTACTCCATTAACATGTAGAGTCAAATCTAATGTGAATAAGAGTGTAGAGGGTGATTATAAAACATATGAAACATATGATACTCCTACTAACTTTGTAATCTTAGGAGCCGATTATAATGGTAGAGATATTGAAATCACTGATGATTACTATTCAGCAGATCTTCAACTAAATGGGGAACCAGTAAAATTATCAAATTGGGGTTCTTCTTTTGAAACTGAAGGTCACGTATCATTTATGTCACTTAAAACATATCAAAAGTGGATTAAAGAATTTGAGGCTGAAGGTGATATGGGTGTTGAAGCTGTTTTAGTAACTGGTTTCAAAGGTGAAATTAAAGTAGCAGCTCAATTAGAAGATGATACATTATCAACTAACTTTGACTTTGGAGATTATATCTTACATCAAGTAGAAGATTCACAAGGAGTAATTATAAACTTAGTTACTAATGAAGATATAAATATAAAGTTGATCGAAAAACACGATTTGAATAATCTTATATCTGAGTTGAGAGACGCAAGATTAGATGATATTTTAAGAAATGACTAAAATGGAAAATGTTGGGAAAAATATCAGAAAGTACGTTTATAGCGTACTTTCTGATTCTAATTTGGATTGGAGTAGTAAAAAAACACGATCGCTTGGTAGACAATCAATTACATATCACTCAAGTAAAATTGATTTTATTGAAGATGATATGATACGAGTTAGAAATTATAAAATTTCATTATTTGAAATTGGTTTTACAAAATTAGAATTATATTTTCCTTACTTTGGTGTTTATTCTAGATTACAAAGACTTACTAAAAAGTCCGAAAAAAAGATGGAAAAACAAGCAGCCGATCTTTCTTTAAAAATGGTTTGGAACCATATTAAAGAAACTGATAAATCTTTTGTTAGAGATAATAGGTTGGATGAACTTGGTATAAAATAGTTCCAAAAAATAAAAATAATTAATGAGAAAAATAGAAGATATTGAAGTTGCTAGAAAGATGATAAACCTTCAACAAAGTGCAACATCTAGAAATTTAGAGTATAACCTAACTTTTGAGACAACAAAAAGATTAATGAGTTATACCCGATGTTACTACACTAATGTTGAATTTAATGACACAACAAATATCTTTTCAATTGATAGAGTAGATCCAAAAAAAGGATATATCGAAGGTAACGTTGTTGCTTGTACAGTTGAAATTAAAAAGTTTTGGGCTTCTGAAAAAGTTGAAGAGAAAGAAGTTGAAAAAAATGAAACATCAGCTATTGAAAAGCAACTCTCCACAAAAAAGAAGATTCGTAAAAGACCAATAAAAAAATCAACAGTTAAAAATGATACTGATGATGATTTTTTTGAAAAATTAAATTAATAAAAAAACCTCGGATTTATCTGAGGTTTTTTTATCTTTGTAAAATAAAATAAAATAAAATGACACTAAAAAGTTACATAAGAGATACAATTACTAATTTTTTCATCAAGGGTAGTATAGTATATAGCGATGAAATATTAGATGACATTGAAGGAAGAGTAAATAATGGTGTCTATGCTTTTCAAGTAATATACATACCAGGTGATGGTAGTTTTTATAAGCTTAAGTTATTGAAACCATTAGACTATACACTTGTTAAATATAACAAAGAGTATGATACTTATTCTTATGATGGTGGTAAAACTTATAAATATTCAACTTATGAGACCTTAATTTTTGATTTAAGAATTATAAGAGAGTTGAAGTTAAATAATTTATTAGACTAATGAGAAAAATACACTTAGATAAGTTTATTGATAGACCCAGAGTTGAAAAGGCATCACTAATGTTTGTTGAAGAAAACAAAATATGCGATTTAATTTTAAATTCATTTTCTAATTTATTTATCTCATCTACATCTAGTTTTAAATAATTAAAATGAAAGTTTTTGTAAAAAAAACATTGACCATTTAAAACAATTCTAATACCATTAGAATTGAATGAATTTCTAATCACACAATCATTTATCGAATCCCATTCTTTTATTAAAATTCCGTCTTTATATTGGTAAAATCTTACCTTTTGGAGACCAAAATTTTTTCTAGGTTCTATTTCATTCTCTTTGAATATTTTTTGAATAAAAGTTCTACTTATATTCAAAATATCTGATATTTCCCTAGTATTTTTATTCTCATTAATATACAATCTTCTAACTTCACCCACATAAAAATCTCGTTTTATTTTCCATTTATCTGATATTTTATCTTTTGTTACTTTTTTCATTGGTAAGCAACCATTATTTGATGATTTTGGTCTTCCATTATACCCATAATTATAAGAGTTATATTTATCTATATAGAACTGTTCTCTATTTAGACAATCATCCTTTTCACAAAATTCCAAAACTTCAAATATAATATTACTTAAATCATATTTATTTGTTGCTAGTTGCAATATTGTATTTCCTGATTTTTTATTTTTTAAACTTGAAATATGTGATTTCCATCTAGTATAAAATCCATATCCACCAGAAGCACTCCCTATATAAACTTTTCCATTAATTGAGTTGGTGAAAGATATTTTATATACCCCATTTGTTTTTGGGAAAAATTTAGTATCATTAATTGTATATTTCATGTTATTATATATAAAAAATCTAAAGCCAAAATAATATATATTAAATATTTTTAATATATTTGTTATATGGATGAGAATAAAATTTTGAATGATATTATAGAAGCTTCTGGTTTACATCAATCTCGAATATTAAATGTGATAATATTTGGTAGTAGAATTTACGGCACTCATTCAGATAATTCTGATTGGGATGTTGTTATTGTTGGTAAGAACTCAGTTGAATCAATTGAAATTAAAACTGATTTATATAACATTCATATTTACACTCCTGATAAGTTTAAAGCCGACTTAGACTGGCATATGCCAAAAAACTTAGAATGTTATTTTGCTCCAGATTGGGCCAAGTTGAAAGAAGATATGAAGTTTGATCTAAAATTAGATTTAAAAAAATTAAGACACGCTACTTCTCATGTTAGTTCAAATAGTTGGGTAAAGTGTAAAAAGAAGTTAACAGTTGCTGATGAATACAACATTGGTGTTAAATCTTTATATCACTCTTTAAGAATACCAATGTTTTCTTCACAAATAGTTGAAACTGGTAAAATAAATGATTTTACTTGTGCTAACTTTATTTGGGATAAGATAAAGAGTAAAATTTGGACTTGGGAAGAATTAGAAAATGAATTTAAGCAATTACATAATAACGTACTAACAGACTTTAGAAAATTAACACCAAAAATATGAAAACATTTGATCCAAACTTATATAATAGCATAAGAGTGTTACCATCATATGGTAATTCAGGAAAATACTTTAATATTGATCTTGAGTCTGGTGATCAAGATTATATAGAAAGATGGTTAAAGGCAAGTAAATCTTTAATGAAAGCACACGATCGTAAAATTAAAATTAAAAAGATATATGGAAGATAAATGGAAAATGATAAATTTTGACTTCGCTTCATTATATCCAAATAGTTTTACTATGAAGCTTAACTTTTTACAAATGAAGAGAAGAAAAAAAATAAAAAAGATATGGAAGATAGAGATATAGTTTTTGTTACTACTACACTATTTAGTGAGTGTTTAGAGGTTCAAAGAAATATAATAAAAAATATGTTTCCTGAATCTGAACATATATTAATTGATGGGAGAGATATACAAAAATGGCCAAACTCTATGTTTTATTGGATAAATGAGATAAAAGATAGAAACGAAAAATATTTCATTCTATTAGACGAAGATTGTTTTTTAACAAATAAAGAAGAAATAATAAAAACTTTATCACTTCTTGATAATTATGATTATATAGGTTGTCCAGATGGATATCATCCTCTTAGAAACACAAATCCAATAATAATAAATCCATTCTTATTATTTGGAAAAGTCGATAATTTAAATAAGATTAAATACAATATGTCTAATCTTAGATATAAGTTAAAACTAAAACAAGGATTAGTTGGATGGAATGTTACTGCTGATATAAAATGTAAAAAGGAGTACAAGGATAATTTTAAATATCCACATAAAATTATTGGACCTTATTCTTTTATAGAAGATAAAGAACCATACTACTTTTTATTCTGGCATCTTTTAGACATAGGTATGAAATTTGGATATTTATATCCATACTATGATTCAGATAATATATCAACAAATCCAAAAATTGATGAGAATTCACCTGAGATGGCAGTTCATATTTGGGAAAGTAGAAATATGAAAAGTGATAATAAATTAATAGGATTAACAGCGAAAGAAAGATTTAATAGATTTTTAAATTTAAATATATAAATTATGAAACATTTATTATTTATATTAACTTTAATTATAAGTGGTTGTTATCATTCAAATAAACCAAAAGTTGAGTTTAAAGAATGTGTAGTAACTCAAATTGAAGAAGAAGTCGGATCTACTTTAGATGTAAAACCTAAATATACAATAGTAACAGATTGTGGTGATACATTTGTTTTTAGTGTGAATAAATATAGATTAGGTGAAACTATTTATATTCAGAAGAATTATTATCCTCATAAATAAGTTTAACAAATATAATAATATTTGGACCCTCTTTTTTAAATTTTAAATCACCTTTATATCCTTGTGATAAAGCTTTATCTTTATAATAATCAATAAAGTAATCAAGGTCTTTTTCAAAAACTTTTATCTTTTCAACTCCAATTTTTCTTACTAAATCATCCATATTGTATATATTTATAAAAAAATATAAAGTTTTTTTAAACTTTTTCAAAAAAATATCATAAAAATTAAAAAGGAAGAAAAACTTTTTAATATATATACTTACATCGCGGGATAGAGCAGTCTGGTAGCTCGCAAGGCTCATAACCTTGAGGTCGTTGGTTCGAATCCAGCTCCCGCTACTAAAAAAAATATAAAAAGATTTGGTGTTTTAAAAAACTTCCGTATCTTTGTAGAGTAAAATAAAAACAATTAAAAAAATATACAATGAGAACAATAGTTAACATATCAATAGAAGCGAGAGGCTACGAGGCTTATGAGGCGGGGTATAGATTACCTATTGTCAGTAAAAGTGTATTATAATATATTTTAATAAAAAAATATTATGAAACCCAACTGACAAAATCAGTTGGGTTTTTTAGTTTATACTTGGGAGGGGTTATGGTGACGGCCGGATCTGTAAAATCCTAGCAGGTGAGTTCGAGTCTCACGTCTCCCACTTTAGACATTTTTGTACTATTATATTTAATATATAAATAAAAATAAAATTTAAAAATGCCAAGAAAAATTAAATGTTATCACTATTTGTATAAAACGACAAATTTGATAAATCATAATTATTATTATGGTATGCACAGTACAAATAATTTAAACGATGGATATTTGGGATCTGGTAAAAAATTAAGATACTCAATAAGAAAGTATGGTAAAGAGAATTTTAAAATTGAAATATTGGAATTTTATGATAATAGAGATGAACTGATAAAAGCGGAAATTGATCTTATTACATCAAATCTAATAAATGAAACTCTTTGTATGAATTTGAGAGTTGGTGGTAGTGGTGGATTTAAAGATGAGGAACATCAAATGAAATGTTCTAAAGCTGGTAATGATAGACTAAATGAAAAAAGGAAAGATATTGATTTTAAAGATAATTGGATAAAAAAAATATCAAATAAACTAAAAGGTAATAAAAATAATTTAAATAGTAAAGGTTTCAGTGGTAAAAAACATTCACAAGAATCTAAAATTAAGATAAGTGAAAAGTTGAGTGAAATTCAAAAAGGTGAGAATAATTCTCAATTTGGAACTTGTTGGATAACAAATGGGTATGAGAATAAAAAAATAAAAAAAAATGAGATAATCCCTGAAGGATGGGAATTGGGAAGATTAAAAAAATAAAATGAAATAAAAACTGGAAGGTGGCAGAGTGGTTAAATGCGGCGGACTGTAAATCCGCTCCCTAACGGGTACGGGGGTTCGAATCCCTCCCTTCCAACAAATAAAAAATAAATGATTATGTTTAATGAAGTAGAAGTAAAAAAAGACTTAATGAAGTCTAAAACAATGGCAAGATTCAGTCACTATATCGCTGGTAATTTATATTACAATGTTGAAGTATTTGGTGAGTTATACCAATTCCCAATATCAACAACACAAGAAGGACCAACATTTAATGATGAAAGTGGTTTATCTATGTATGAAGTAGAAACTGTTATTTTATCAGAAGATTTAGGCACAACTAGATTTGAAGCTGAAATTAGAGGTTCTGAATTAGCTAGATGGATTAGTAAATCAATTAAGAGTGAAACATTTATAAAGTTATAATAAGAAACAGGTAGTAAGTGGTCTACTGGTCTATCAAAATCCACCGAGTGATTCACGAAAAGAATTAAAACGATAGGTACCGGTTCAATCTTATACATTGAATATCCGTAGCGGGAAGTTGAAAACGTGGGTTCGAATCCCACCCTATCGACATTTTGGGTGAGAACCCATATACTTTAATATATATAAGAAAGAATTGGAAAGTATATGAGTTTGGAAAGTAAAATAATTGAATTGAGAAAAAATGGATTCAGTTTAAATAAAATAAGTGAAATATTAAAATGTTCAAAATCAATAGTATCAAAATGGTGTAAGGAAAATGGACTAAGTGATATTGGATTAAAAAAATATAAAGAGTTAAATGAAGATGAAATTTTACAATTAAAAGAATATTATAAAACACACACAAAAAAAGAAACATCTATATATTTTGGAATTTCAGAAACAACAGTAATTAAACATGCTGATATTAAGAGGGTTGATAGTGATGCAGCTAAAAAAAATTCTAAAATTTATAGATTGAAAAGAAGAACAATGTTAAAAATAAAATCGGTTGAGTATAAAGGTGGTGAATGTATTTTATGTGGGTATAATAAATGTATTCAAGCACTTGATTTTCATCATACCAATCCGAGTGAAAAAGATTTTACAATCTCCGGGAAATATAATCTTTCTTGGGATAGAATAAAAAATGAATTAGATAAATGTATTTTAGTTTGTTCTAATTGTCATAGAGAAATACATGCAGGTGTCGCCTAGTTGGTCGATGGCTCCGGATTTCCAATCCGGTCAGATAAGGTTCACATCGTGGGTTCGAATCCCACTACCTGCTCAAAAAGACTTTAAGTTACAACGAAGGTTAGTCTTCCTTCAATTTGGGGCTATGGTGACAACTGGCTAACATACCGCACTTGCAATGCGGAGATGGGGTATCGTACACCCCTAGCTCCACACAAAAAATAAAAATATGAAACAAATGAAAAAAAGTAAAGAAGTATTAACGGGAAGTTTCGAATCATCAAAGGTAAAATTAAGAAAGGATGCAAATGATCATGTATTCAAATTCATAATGAAGATGATCAAAAGAAAAAGAAAACAAAAGTTGAAAGTTTAACTTTTGTAATTGCGAGAATAGCTCAGTGGTAGAGTATCTGGTTACCAACCAGAGTGTCGTGAGTTCGAATCTCATTTCTCGCTCAAAGTAGTAGTAAAGAACGAGTGTTACTTCGTATTTCAAACGACTGATCCAGGTTCGAGTCCTGGTCACCGCTCAAATAAAAATAATGCGGTGGTGGTGTAATGGATAGCATAGTAAAAACACACTCATCTAAATTTCTCTACTTAATTGGGGAATTAGCTCATTTGGCTAGAGCGCTTGTCTGGCAGACAAGAGGTGACCGGTTCGATTCCGGTATTCTCCACTAAAAATAAAATAAATTATATGAAAGAGTTGGAGGCGATAAGCTAACTAGAATAAAAAAATCACTGGAAGTGGTAGGTTCTAGAAACGATAGAAAATTAAAAAAATACTCAGATAATTTTAATAAAATGTTTGAGTTTTATTTCAAAATTTATAGAACTGGTTTAATAACTTTTTGTGGTTCTAATTTCGAAGTAGATTACGTCAAAAACGGTTCTGAAGCTAAGTTTGCGTTTAGAGAATATGACAACGGTAGATTTAAGTTTGTAAATCCAAGAACAAAACACCCTAATATACTTAAAGCTGTAATCAGTGGTAAAAAAGGTTGGGGTTTATGGGTTAAACAATGGACTGAAGGTATTGTTGAATGTAGTTTCACTAAAGAAGAAATACTTAAAGAGTTTGAGATGAAAGGTATAGAGATACCAGAATCTTTAATGTTAGAGTGGGACAAACTAATAGTTAAAATGAAAAACATAAGAAATGAAAATTACTTAAAGTTTTTACAACAGAACAGAAAATAATTTATTATATTTGTATAAATATAAACTATTATTTTTCTTTGTCAAAAGGTGGTAAAAGATTGATAAATTACCACTTAAGCACAATGCTAGAAAAGATCCAAATATGATGATTGAGAGATGGGTTGTTGATAAAGTTATTTTACCACCACTTTCAAAAATTCAAAATAAAGTTGATGTAATTGTTTTTGGTAAAGATCCATTGTAAAAATGGATCTTTTTTATTATATTTGTGACATTAAACTTATTAAATATTTTAAATAACATGAGTACAATTGAAGAAAACAACAAATTGCGAATTGAGCAAATGGGAAGTAGACCAGCATCAGAAATGACTAAACGAGAAAAGATGGCATTAGAGATATTAAATGGTTTATTAATATCAAGTAATGAAATTGATGTTTCCGAGTTATCTAAAAGCGCAGTTCATTTCGCAGACTTATTAATTACTGAATTAAACAAATAATATGAAAAGTTACGTTATTTTACAAAAGGGTTTTGAGTACAACGATGAGATTTACTCTGACTCAGAAGGTGGTAGTCCATCATTAGTTACATTTGACCTTGAAGGTGCTAAAAATAAAGTTAAGGAACTTAATATTTCTGAATATAAAAAAGTTTCTCTACGAGACTATGCCTACGACATGGAAGATGTTTTAAGTGTTGATGAAGATACATTTTTAGCATTCAATAGAAAACTACGTGAGAAGTATGGTGAAATCCAAACAAGATGGCGTGAAGATGTAGATTATATGTTACATCCAAGTGCTAATGAAGAAGAGTCTAATGAATACGCAAGTATGGTTACTATTAGTTTCTATGAATATGTTGAAACTGAAATAGATTTACAATCTTTCAGAAATGAAAGAATTAATGATGTTTTAGAGTAATGAAACTATTGTGTATTGATAATAAAGGAGTAGAACGTCACCTAACAATAGGTAAGATATACACATTAGATCAAATTGATACTTTTAAACATGGTAGTGTCATAAAAAACGATATGAGTTTTTATGACATTTACCCTATGTGGCGTTTTAAACCTTTATATGAAATAAGAAATAAAAAAATAGAAAATATACTACAAGATGGAACAATTTAAAGAAATGATGGATATGTGGCAAAAAGCTTTTAATGATCAAAAGTTCACAAATCCAGTTGATCTATTCAACAATTTAACTAAAAATGCGACAGAAATGATGGAGAATAACTCTAAAATTATGGAGAACAATCTAAAGTTTCATAAAGCGTTTATTGCTTATCATCAAGCAATTCATGAAATGATGGAAGCAACAACCGATAATATTAAGTTAATGTCTAAAAAATAATTATGAGTTTCGCATTTGCTATAACAGGATTTATATTTACAATATCATCAACAATTTTACTTTTAATTAAAGTAAAGAGTAAGAATGTTGAAATAGAAAGGTTGAAATCTAAAGTTAAGAAAGATGTTTATAAATTAGGAATTGGTGATAAATGTCTTCATATTTTAGATTTGAAAGAAAATTCATCAGGTAATACGTTCACTGTTTATTATGAAGTATCACTTTTGAATGTTTCTGATACAAAAGCTAAAGTCAAAGTTGAAGATATATCAGGTACGGATAATTATGTAAGAGATAAATCAAATAGAAATGGTATAATTGATTTTTTGAATGGTCAATGGGTTGATATTAAAGAACTTAAACTGATTGCTGATGAAGCAACCAAAAGAGATATTAAATTAGAACAAATTTTAAATGGATAAGTTTAGAATAAGTGTTTATGGAGAAATCGAAGAGGTTTATATTAACTTCTTTGATTATGAACTTATACGAGAAAATAGAATAGGTGATGTTTATTTTATAACCATAAAGAATGGTAAAGAAAACCTAACATTTTCTATACATGAAAATTATTATTCAAAAGTTCCAGCCGCACTTAGAGAATGGAAACTTAATAAAATTTTAAAAAAGGATTAGTTTAAACAAATTGATCCTTCTTTTACTACTTCTTTGTAAGATTTATAGTGCGTTACTACTAAGAATTTAAAACATTCATCTTTTACTATCATCGGTAGTCTTAACAAGTCACCTGTGTGATAATCTTCCACATCAGATTCAATAACTTCTACATCAGAAAGATGTAATGTTCTATTAGGTGCCCATTCAAAATCAGATATTTTAACTTTTAAGTTTGCTACTGAATTAGTGGCTACTATTTTAAGATTTAGTTCTTGACCAATCTTATAATTATCCCAATTAATCATAATCTATATATTAATTTAACATGTAAATATAGTAATATTTTCTTTAAATATATAGTATAAAGTAAAAAAGTTTTTATGTGGAGAGTTTATTATGATAATGGTTTAGACCCAATTTTAGAGTTAGGTATGTATGATACGAAAAGACAAGCAATATCTATAAAAAGAACATTCATATATACATCTACCAAAGACAAAACATATGATTCATATGAAGATTCGAGAAGAGATTCAAGAGAATATAATTTAATGACTATAATTGAAAAAGTAGAAGAATAAAAAAAGAGGAACTTAATTGTCTTACTTCTAATCCAGTTTTTCTAAGTAAGTTGATATCACTATCATCTATATCAGAAACAAGATTAGTTATTTTTTCATCAAGTTTATTATACTTGATAAAATCGTGGTATGCGTCTGTTGTAATTGCGAAACCATTAGGAACTTTTATTCCCAACGTCTTTAGATTTTGAATCATCTCACCAAGAGATGCGTTTTTACCACCGACAAGATTTAAGTCGTTAAGTGAAACCTTATTAAGGTCGATTGTACTTCATTTGTTTGGATTTTTTTAAAGGTATATATCAGAAATAATAATTTCTTAATATAAAAAATCCAAACTATTTTTTAAAGTTGATTACTAAATTTCTTATAAATCTTTCTAATTTAGGACATTTATTATCTATTTCATTAAATAAAACACTATATCCACTTTGAGTTAAAGGACTATAATCCAAAACAGCTTTAACTGCCATTATCTCCAAATCACAAACAATATTCTCATTTTGATGTTTTTGATTATTTTTATTCATCTCTAACCACTCATCAATTAACTTTGTATCTTTACAAACTAACTCACCAGTTATGTAAAATGGTATTATTCTAGCAGCGTATTTTTTAATAATACTTGGATCCGCTGAAAAGAATTTAGCTTCATTTATTTCGGAAAATTTTTTCATAATTTATTATATTTTTCTAATACTAAAAATAATTTTGATTCTTTTAATGATTTCTCAACTGGTCTCCAAGTAAAATAAACATCTTTGTCTTTTTGTCTTTCTATGTAACCTTCTTCTATATATTGACTATCATTTAATATAACTAAGAATTCATAACCAGTATGAGTCGAAATAATCCCAGGATAATCATCATCATTCTGTATTTCTTTCTTATTATAAAAAGCAAATTGATCTTTAGTTATATCAATACCCAATTCTTCTTTCATACCTCTGATGATTACTTCTTTTGGATCTTCACCAGCTTTAAACTTTTCAGCTGCCGAATAAGGCATGTGAGTTCTTCTTCTTTCTCTACCATCTTTGAATAGTTGTTTCTCTTCATAAAGTCTTAACCAACCACCATCTTTCTTATAAAGAATTCTAGCACCGACAAATTGTACTTTTCTCATCAACTGACCATTTTCATCAGTTAAATCAGTTTCACCTTCTTTTATTTCTTGCCAAAGATGTCCAATTGTTTTATAAGTACCAGTACCATATAAATCTGTATCAATACCATGATCTTTCAACATTTGAACAAAGTCAATATACTCAACCGGAATTTCTAAACTCTCTTTTAAAAATTCACTAAATAGTTTAATTTTTCTCATAGTTTATATATTAAAAATTAAAATCTTTTTTTATTTTTGTAAAAAAATATTATTATGGAATTTATAATTTTTGTTATTATAATATTATCAGTGTTTATTTTAATAACCAATTATTTGGAAAGTGAACCTGAGGAAAAAGAGAGTAATAAAAAGGAGAGTAAGTATAGAAACAGTTTCAATTCTTATGAATATAACAGTGATCCGTATGAGGATTTTGATAAATCTTATAGAGATTATAAAAACCGTCAAAGAGAAAAATCAGATGAAGACGAAAGAAAGTCTAATAAGATAATCAACTTATTAGTTAAAGACTTTAATGCTAATCCATATAGTGATAAAATCAATATTATTACTAGCGATCTAATTTATTATAAATTCGAAAATGGTTATAGACTTAAATTATCCTCAGGTTCATTAAATAATTTTATCATTTTGAGTGATCGAATTGGTAGTACACTTGGAATTTATAAATTAAATTCTCAACAATACCATAGAGTATTAAATATATTCTTGGATATCGCTAGAAATTCACAAAGAAGACCATCCAACAACAATTATAGAACATATAACCAATATGATTGGGACAAAAAGTATAATGATTATAAAAGAGAACATAATCAAGAACAAAAAAGATCTCAACCTAAACAAGAAACAACTACGGGTAATCCTCGTTTAGATAAACTAAATGAAAAGATTAAGTTAAGACAAGAACAATTAGATAAACTACCAAGAAATCATAAAGATAGAGAATCTTTACAAAATGAATTAAACGCTTATAAAAGAGCAGCTGAAAGAATAAAAACTAAAAATTAATATATAACTAATGAATTTATTTTGGGGGATTTTTTGGGGAACGATAGCACAAATTTTAATATTTTTTCAAATACAAGGAAGTTTAAAATATCAATTTTTACAAGATCATAAATTTTGGGTTCTAATGATGGGAGCACCTATCTCTTGGGTATTTATGATGTCTGTTAAAAATTTAGTTGCTTGGGGTGATGGTCAAATATGGCCTAGTAGATTAATAGGCTTTTCAATTGGAATAATAGTCTTCTCAGTTTTATCAATAATACTTTTTGGGGAAGGTATAACATTAAAAACAGGAGTTTGTCTTTTCTTATCAGCACTGATATTAGGAATTCAAATATTTTGGAAATAATTTGTAAACTAAAAATTTTTTATTATATTTGATATATGAAAAAGATTTTATACATATTGTTGTTGTTAACTCAGGTAGTTTACTCACAAACCAGATTAGATAGTTTAGTGTTGAAAGAACTAAACTCTTACCGAACTTCTTTAAATTTACAACCAGTTTCTTTTACTAAAGATTGTTTTAATGTTTCTGAAAAGAATACAGACTCAATGTTGATAGTGAAGAATACAATTTTTCACTCAGAAAATTTTATTCGAGCCGAAGTTGTTAATAGAGTAGTTGTCAAAATTGATATAAATGAGAAAGATGTAGATTCAATCTTAGCGATAGAAATTATAAAATCTTGGAAATCTTCAGAGAAACATAATAAAATTTTAATATCACCTAAATATAAATTTGTAGGATCTTCTTCTAAAATACTTAGAGAAACAAAAGGTTTTAATGGTAAAATGATTAAAATGTATGAAGTATTATCAACTATGAACTTTAAATAAATTGGATACTATTCGTATCCAAGTTTTTTACTATTCCACCATCCTTTTTTACCACCCCAGTCTGGACAATCAGTTCTACCATTACTTCTTTTTGTATTTTTAATCGGTAAACTAACAGTAGTCTTTTTAAAATGATTTTTAAGCCTTCTTGGCTTTATAGTACCAACCGTAACAGGTTTACTTAAATAATAAGTCTTTTTACTATTCATAATAGTATCATATTCAGCAGGTAAATCAACATCACCATTTAAAATATAAACTATTCTTACTTTAACATATCTAAACTCGGATGTTTTTTTTCTAGCCTCAACTCTTTCATCAGAATTCATACCAGATTTATATAAATCAGGACCTTGTTCTGGTAATGTCTGAATAGAAATGAGACTCGGATCTACTCCATTCTTAATTAATTCATTTTTAATGACATCAGCTCTTTTTTGAGCGAGTACATCATTACCCATTTTAATTGGCTCTTTATCAGTTGATGATTCAATTTGAAAGTCTGTTATAGTACCACCCTTCTCACCAATACTATTTATATCATCCATTATACCACTAATAACAGTACTATTCAACTCAAACTTACCAGTTAAAAATAATTCACCATCAACTCCAAAAGTGATAGTATCTGAATAGATTTTAGTCTCAGGAGCTTTCTTTTTTATTATTTGATATAAAGTATCAACCTTTGTTGAGTCTAAAGTCCAATGGTTATATTTAACCAATTGTTCCATCTCACTTTTACTTTTAGTAACTTTATGTAAAGTATCACCAGGTTCAACACCGGCAGTTGCTTTATTAGGCAAAAGTGTAGATGCTAAAAGTCCAGCACCAGCTACCCAGTCTTTAACTCCCTCATTTTGTAAATCTACAAACTCATTAAACTTTTTTATATTCTTCATAATATTGTATATATTAAAAAATTATTTTATATTTGCTTTATGAAAATTATTCAAATTTATACAGATGGCGCTTGCTCTGGTAACCCTGGGAAAGGCGGATATGGAATAGTAATGAAGTTTAATGATAAACAAAAAACTATTTCAGAAGGATTTAGACTAACAACCAATAACCGAATGGAGTTGTTAGCCGTTATTGTTGCTTTAGAAAAAGTAACAGTTGATACTTATCCAATTGAAATATACTCAGACTCAAAATATGTTATTGATTCAATAACAAAAGGATGGGTTAATAGTTGGGTAACTAAACCAAACTTTGGTGGTAAAAAGAACGAAGATTTGTGGAAAAGATTTTTAGAAGTTTCTAAAAAATTTAATATAACATATCACTGGGTTAAAGGTCACAATGGTCACATTGAAAATGAAATGTGTGATAAGTTAGCAGTTGAAGCTTCATTAAATCCAAATAATATAGATAAAATATATGAGTCAAAAAAATAATAATAAATCTCTTTGGTTAAGATTTACAACAATGGGATTACAAATGGGTTTAACCATTTATTTATGTAGCATTTTAGGTGGTTGGTTAGATGTTAACCACCCAAGTAATACTTTTAACTATAAAAAGATTTTAACACTTTTTGGTGTCTTTGGAACAACTGTATCAACTATAAGACAAGTTATCAAAATTTCTAATGATGAATAAAATTTGTTATAATAAATATTTTTACTATATTTGTTAAACAAAAATATGGTTATGATCTCAGAAGAAAAATTAAAAAATGTAGGTATTCCTTTAAAGACGTTTATCAACCTAATTACTAAAAATGCTGACTTCACTAAAGAAAAATTTGTTACTTGGGTAAGGTCATTACCAAAGGACGATAGAGAATACCTATTAGAAAAACTAAAAGGTTTACCTGTAAATCAAACTGAGGTACTAAAAGTTTTAGATGAAATGGTTACTCCAAAATCAACTCAAGGATCATTCCAACCAACTCCTAAGAAAAATGTTCCATCTGAGTATAAAAAAGGTGATGTTTTAATGCACCCTATATTCCAACACCCATATGTTCTTTTAGAAAAAAGACCTGATGGATCTTGGAACTGTGGATTAATAACATCAGAAGAAAAATGTAGTGAGATACTTGAAGCTTGTAAGTCTCGTTTCTTCACTGATGGTTTCTTCACAAAAGTACTTTTCACTACACAAGAACCAATTGGTAAGTTCATGTATCCATTCGAAAATGGTAGACAAATAAATTCTGTATTAAAAAAATTAAAATCTATTTTCAAATAAGAAAATAATTATTATATTTGTATTATTAAAAATTCAAACAATGAGTAAACTTAGAATAAGTATTAAATTTGCAAATGTTTTAAGAGCAATGGGTAGAAATAAAATCGCTATGGAGATTTTATCAAACGCCAATACTGAAATGGAATTAGTAAACAACTATGTTGATGTTGGTGCTACTAATGATGGATTAATTTTCACCACTGAAAGAAAAGCGGCTGAATTACTTAATGATACAAAGGTGTATCATATTGTTACCGGAACTGGTAACTTACTTTTCAAAAACTCAAATAGAAGAATATTTGGAGCTTTAGAATTTGATATGGAGTCACCTTTAGCTTTCCAAATTCCACAAGGGACAATCGGTGAGATTTTAAATGAAGTTGTTTCAAAACAATCTGGTAAAACTTATTGTTTATTCAAAGAAAAAGATGGAGATCGTGTTGGTGTTATCAACAAACAAGCCACTCGACCATACGACCAAAATTATTACCAATACTACGGTGAAAATTATTTCAATGATGATTGTTCTGGTTCTATATCACCTTGGTACAACACAATTGATGTACACGTTGGTATGATCACAAAATCAAGAAACCCAATTAGAATTGGTCGTCTTGTTAGAACTTTACTTAAAGAAGAATATACTGATTCTAATATTGAAGAGTTTGTAAACTTATACAAATCAACTTATGACGTTTTAGGAGACGCTTTCAAGAAGTTTGATATTGTTCAAGATGAAGAAATTCAACACTGGTATAAAAGAGAAAACTATGTTGAGGGTGGTGGTACTTTAAACTCATCTTGTATGGCTGAAGTTGCTAAAACTTACTTTAACATTTATGTTAAGAATGATAATGTTCAAATGGTTATTCTTTATGATGATGAAGGTACAATCAAAGATGAAAAATACACTTCTAAAAAAATCAAAGGTCGTGCTATCTTATGGCACGGTGAGATTGATGGTGAGAAAGCAACTTATATGGATCGTATCTACACTAAAAATGACTCTGATGTAAACTTATTTAGAGAGTTTGCGAAAGAAAATGGATGGTGGTATAAAGAACATCAAGATATGGAGCCAGGTCAATACATCAGTAATGGGTCTATCAGAAAAAGAGCAACAATTAAGGTTCCTCTTAACAAAGTGAAAACTGGTAAATTACCATATATGGATACTCTTTGTTATATTGATATTGATGGTAAGTTTTGTACAAATACTAAGTCAATCTGTGGTGATGAAACCAGAGTAGCAAGAACAACACACGGAGGTTGGTACGATAACGACTAAAATATGTTTAAGGTAGGGGAGCGAGTTGTAATAATAATGCCACTTTCCGATAAATTCGGTTTAAGTGGCTTTGTTAGAGAATTAGAAGATGGTTATGTTTATGTTGATTATGATGAACCATCTAAAAAAATAATAAAACAATCTAAAAGAGATAGTTTTAAGTATTTAACTGGTGAAGCATTTAGCCCAAGATCACTTAGAAGTTATACCTCTTTTATAAGAGAACAAAAATTAAAAATATTAGGAATTTAAAAAGATGAAAAATATTATTCTATTTCCACTTGTTTATTTATTAAACTTTATTAAAACAAACAAAGTTAAAACAGTTGCTATTGGTTTGTTAATACTTTTATACCCGGTACTAAATTCATTACCAGATGTTAAAGAAGTAACTCACGTAGTTAAAGAATTGAATATTGAAGGATCACATTGTTATTTTTATTTTGATGATGGTGATTTAGAAATGAGAAGTGAATCTAAACCACTCAAATTAACAAAGGGTAATAACATTGTAGAGTATAAGTATAATGATGCTAATATTTTTATTTGGATTATTTATACAATTGCTTTTATAATGGCTGTTGTTGGTATTTTCGCTAACGACGATGAAACGAATTATCAACTTGATAGAGTCTTTTCAAAAACAGTTTCATTCTTTACTAAATGTGAAGTAGAAGATGGTAGATTTTACTACTACTTTGGTAATAAATTGATTGGTGAAAATAGTAATAGAAGAACTGAGAGTAATATAGCTAACTACTTTGGAGTTAGATCACTTACTGAGTTAAATAATTGCCCAGAGTGGAAATCTATTCAAAGAAAACGTGAAAACATACTTAATAAGTTGGGAATTTAATATATAATAAAAAATATATTAAATTAAAATGTTAATTAAAGACTTTAACTCATTTAAAAATGAAAACCCAAATGAAACAGTTTTCAGTTTAAAACAACTTATGAATAAAGGAGTAACTATTGATCTTTCAAAGAGAAAAGATTACTCAAACATAACACAATTTTCAAAAGTTTGTTATGACTTAACAAATAAGCCACTTAAAATATTTACTGTTGGTGAAGATAAGTATAAAGTTTATAACTTAGAAACAAAGGGTGAGTGGTATAATAGTTGGTTTGGTGTAATCATATTCAAGAATGGAGAACCATCTCATGTTATTCATTTGTATGAGAGAAAGAAAATTGATTTTGACTTAGAAAGATCTATTTTAACAATAACTGGTATTGAAGAGATTGTTACTATATTTTTTGATAATGGTGAGATAAAACGTAGTAAGATTTAATTATTTTTTATATTTGTAAAAATATTTACAATGAATTTAGATGTATTGATTTCATATATAAGATCTACTAATCCTAAGATGGTTAGATCTATTTATGATAAATTAAAAATTAAAAACAAAATAGTACTAACCAAAGATTCTTTTAGTGATTTGGTTAAATCAACATTTAATTTAGATGAATACATCTTGCTTATATGTTCTATTATTGATGAAATTGAATATATAACGCCACTCGAAAAGCACATTATTCAAAAAAATTCCAATGTTATCAAGTTTATTGTTGAAGTTGGTAAGTTAAATACTACTGATTTAGAAGTTGAAGAAGAGTCTGAAGACGGTATTTTATATTATACTATAACGGATTCTAAAAAAGAAACTCTGATTAAAGATCTATATAAAAAATGCGATTCAGATTATTATTCTAATAATTAAAAAAAATCATTTTTTTCATATTATATATACAAAAAAATTAAAAGTATAATATGATTAAAGGGAAAATTAAATTTACTGAAAACGGATTCATTTTATATCCAAACGAAGGCGAGAAAGAAATTTGGCAAAAAGGGGCTAATTCACACTCTCATTATATTTATATAGATGGTGAGAGATATAAATGGATGAATCCACCGAAAAAAATAGAAGAAACTGAAGAATAATTTTGTTTTTTCAATTTTTATTCTTATATTTGCAAATATTAACTAATAATTTAAAATTATGAAAACTAGAAAAAACTGGACTGAAAACGAAATTGCTTTATTAAGAGCATCAATTTTAAATAATGCTGAGGATATTCAATTCCTATGTAAAGCTCTTGGTCGTAGTGAGGGTTCTATTATGTGCCAACTTGGTAGAGAAAGAATGACTTTGTATGATCAAGGATATAATCAATTTAAAGATCCAATCTATACCGGTAAGACAATCGGATATAAAGCAAAAAATAAAATTACTATTTAAAAAAAGAGGCTTTAGCCTCTTTTTTTAATTATTCTTGTATTTACCACCTTTTCTTTTTCTCTTACAATATTGTTTCTGACTAAAACCTTTAGGGTTATTACAGTCAATAGATTTTTTGTATTTTACAGACCATCTTTTTTTACCACCAGCTCTTGGTTTGTTATAAGACTCGTTAAATTCTTCCCATGTATAAATATTTTCCATAAATTATATATTATTTTTAATTTCTCAAAAAAACTATTATATTTGTATCTATATAAAAAAATATGAACGAATATAAGCTTGTTACTGAAAAACTACCCGAAAAGGGCAAAGATGTTA